GTACTACTGTTGCCGCTGGGTCTGCAAAGGATTGGGCGTCACAAGCAAGTGGCACTGTTGACGGCAGCGAATATTCAGCAAAATACTACAGCGGCCTAGCTTCAACGTCTGCATCAAACGCGGCCACTAGCGAAAGCAACGCGGCCACATCAGAGACAAACGCAAGCAACGCACAGACAGCCGCAGAGGCTGCGCTGGATGCGTTTGATGACACATACCTCGGCGCAAAGGCATCTGCCCCGACAGTCGATAATGACGGCGACCCGCTTGCTGTTGGTATGCTTTACACAAATTCATCGTCAGGCAATTTGTTTTACTACAATGGATCGGCTTGGGTTGCCGTTACGTCAGGTGGAATCACAGACCTTGTTGATGACGCGACACCGCAGCTTGGCGGTGACTTAAGCAGTAACGGTTCTGATATTGTTATGGCTGATGACGATGCGGTCATCATTGGCACAGACACTGACCTTACTATTGTGCATGATAGCGGTGTAGGCAATACACTGTTTAAGTCGGACACGCTTGAGTTTAAAAGCAAGGCTAATGCTAATCTTACATTCAAGATAAGCCCCGGCGCAACCAAGGCCGCCACACTGTACTATCAAGGCAGTGAGAGACTTGCTATTGAAAGCGGCACTACTAGGTTTACTGGCGGTATCAATACAGATACAGCAACTATAGCAAGCCTAGCTTACCCAACATCAGACGGCACGGCTGACCAAGTATTAAAAACAAACGGCTCTGGTGTTTTGTCATTTGGCGATGCTGCGGCTGGCGGCGCTGGTTATTTCTTAGGCGAGAATGGCGCGACTGGCGATACAACAAATGGCAAAGGTGACATCTTTAGAGTGCATGAGGCGCAGCTTGATACGAATGTAACGATTGATGCCAGCAACAACGCTATGTGCGCTGGCCCTTTAACTGTAGCAACAGGAGTTACCGTGACAGTAAATGGTAATCTGGTGATAGCATGAGTGAGTTAAGAGCAGACACAATCACTGCCAGCGATGGTACAAGTCCTGTCACGCTGACTAAGCAAGAAGCGGCGAAGGCGTGGTCAAACATCGGTCAAATTGGTACGCAAGTAATTCGGGATAGTTTCAATATATCGTCAATTTCCGATATTGCTGTAGGCAGAACTCAAATCACCGTAACCAGTTCATTTGCTAATAACACTTATCACGCAAACTTAACTCTCAGGATGCAATCCACAGTTTCAAACGCTGGGTCGTGCGGCGGCATTGATACATCAGATGGTACAAGTTCTATTACGACATCACAGCATCAACTATCATATAGACAAGCGGGCGGCGCAGACACAGATACGCCTTATGGCGGTAGTTTAATTTTGGGGGATTTAGCGTAATGTCTGAAATCAAAGTAGACAACCTCACCGGCAAGACCACCGCCAATGACATCACCGTGACTGTTGGCGCTAGTGCTACTATGTCTCTGGAACAGGGGTTGGCGAAGGCGTGGGGTCACTTTACTATGTCTAGCACGACCCCTCGTGATAGTTTCAACATAAGCAGTTTGACAGATGACAAAACTGGCATTTTCACGGCAGATTACGTTAGTAATATGTCTAGTGTAAATTACTCACCAAGCACAGGCGGCACTCACAGAGATGCTGTTTCAGAAAGTGGTTGGGTGCTTGCTGTTCAACACGCTGGAAGTGGTGCAGATGATATGACCACAGGTGAGTTATCCTTATCTGCACACAACGGAACATCTGCGTTGGTTGATACGGTTCAGGCAACATTCCAAATCTTCGGAGACTTAGCATAAAATGGCTGGAAAAATTATAGCAGACACGCTGGAACACAGCACCGCAGGTAGCCTATCAACAGAATACGTTGTGAATGGTAGTGCGAAGGCGTGGTTTCATTTCAATATGTTAGCAGCCACCATACAGGATAGCCTAAACGCATCCAGCATTACGGACAGTGCGACTGGAACTTTTTTGATGAACCTGTCAAGCGCATTATCATCATCTGAATACGCAACACTCAGCGCATCAGGTGATAATGCAACGCACAACGCATCTGCCGACACAAACGAACCTCGGTCCTCAAGCCAATATAGCCACAATCACTGGGAAAATAATGCAAGCTATGACATTGCAAATGCAAGTAACTCGGCACTAGGAGACCTTGCCTAATGACCCAGACACCAGAGTTCAAAGGCACACACCTGTTTGACCGCCTATGCTGGGCAAAGGAAAACCTAGAGGGTGTGCAGTCAGACTATCGGGTAGTCTATGAAGATGACGTTGATGGCTGCGCCAAGGTGCTTGTTCCCGACCCCCACTTTTGCGCTGCTTTTTTGCAAGGCGGGATTTTGCCGCCGGTCTGGGTTTATTGGGAATTAGCAGATGATGAGGCCAAGCCAGACTTTAAACGGCACACACGCGGTTATTTGCTGCACGAAACGCAGCCAATCGAAGCTGGCACAATGGAACAATGCATCGAATATCTGATAATGAAAGATTTGCCACGGCACATCTGGCAGACTTGGGATAGCGGGAATAAACCAAAGATGGTAATATGCCACAAGGATCAACTGCCTAGCACACGCGAATGGCGCAATGCTTGGCGCATATCTGATGAACTAAACTTAGCCGCTTAGGAGATTATAATGGCTGTTACAACTTACATCGTAGACAAGGACGGTAATCAGATTGACGCTTCAACTGCAACCGTTCCGGCTAACCGTGACTTTCGCGGTGCTTGGGTATTGTCAGGCAGCGTGATTAGCGAGGACTTGACCAAGGCAAAGGAAATCTTTGCTGACAAAATCCGTGAAGCCCGCGCACCTTTGCTTGAGGCATTGGACACAGACTATATGAAGGCACTGGAAACAAGCGCAGACACTGCCGCTATCGTTGCATCAAAGCAGGCTCTTCGTGACGCACCGACTGCCGGTAACAGCGCAACAACTATTGCTGAGTTAAAGGCTGCTTGGCCTACAGCTTGTGGTGACAGCCCTTACGCATAGGTGACCTATGACCGAAGAAACCAAAACAACTGCGGATATGGCGGCTGGCGGTATTACTATCGGTGCGTTCTTTGAGGCCTTGCCTGAGATTACCGCGCTCGTGGCGTTGGGTTGGTGGCTTCTTCGTATCTGGGAGACTGAGACAGTCAAAAAGCTGACTGGTCGTGACATAAAATGAACCCGCTGCTGCTGTTCGTTGTGGTGGTTATCCTGCCCAGTGGACAGCCGCAAGTGGATGCTGGCGTTGTCGATAAATGCCCAGACACACAAGCAATCATTCAAATTTATGAGCAGGCAGTTATTCGCGGCGACATACTCGACTGGCGAGCGCGTTGCTACAACAGCGACTTGTTACGCCCCAGCAGCACATGATGGAATTTGTTTTAATTGTATACCTTGGCGCGGCCAAGTGGGATGACAGTCACACGTTCAAAAGTTTTGGGCAATGTGTTACTCTGTCTAGAGAGTTGGCGGCTCAAGACAGCATCCCGGCGCAGGCCGGTAATGGCACATCGACCGTCAGAGCCGTGTGTTTGCCTGTAGCCAAGGAGCAGTAGGTTGGATCCAATTACGATAGGCGCGGCCATCAGCGGGGCTACAGCGGCGTTTAACACTATAAAGCAAATGATTTCTGCCGGGCGTGATCTGGAAAGCTGCATAGGCGACGTTTCGCGCTGGATGAAGGCTGCGTCTGATATTGATCAGGCTGAGAAACAAGCCAAGAACCCGCCACTGTTTAAACGTTTGCAAGGGGCAGACACAGTACAGCAGCAAGCCTTGCAAGTGTACGCCGCCAAGAAGCGGCTAGAGGCGCAGCGGGCAGAGCTTAAACAATATCTGCAAATGACGTATGGCCCGCAGGCTTGGGCTGATCTGATCCAGCTAGAAGGCCGCATCAGGAAAGAGCGCCAAGACATGATCTATAAGCAGCAAGAGGCGCGCCAGAAGATCATCGAAGCTATTGCAATTGTGGCGTTAGGCATTGTATCTTTTGGGATATTCTTTTGGATTGTATGGCTGGCGTCTAAAAATTGAGCGAAACCAGAACCGGGTTAATTGGCGAACACCTAGCCGCCGCAGCCATATTATCTATGGGGTGGGCTTATGCCCCTGCGGCACAGGATAAGATTGATGGCGTTGCTATTTCAAACACTGATAACACGATACTTAGGGTACAAGTTAAGACTTCGAGCTTTTTATTACAGAAAGGCAAGCGAACTCCGGCTTATCATTTTCAGCTTGGGTCTGGCTGTTCGGCGAAGCATCTACCGCGTAACACAAAGGATTGGGCAGATTATGACATATTGGTGTTGTGTGGCAAGGAACATAGAAGCTGCTTATTCTTCCACGTCAGTCAGGTGCAGCAGTACAGCAAAAGAATGCAAGGCAGTGCGTTTTCTCGCGAGGCTGAAGAGGAAAGCTGGCTCAAAGCTGTCGCTCTGGCTAGGGAAATGAGGCGCTAATGGATATCGAAAAGCTACGCGATGAGCTAATCTCTGATGAGGGGATGCGCCTCGACGTATATCGCTGCACAGAAAATCACCTCACTGTTGGCGTCGGGCATCGTATCATTGAGGGCGACACAGAGTACGGCAAGCCAGAGGGCTACACGATCACCGAGCGCCGGATGAAGCAGCTATTTGATCTGGACATCGCCATTGTGCGCGAGGATTGCCACAGGCTCTATGAGGATTTCAGCGACTTGCCCGAAGAGGCACAGCGCATCATTGCCAACATGATGTTTAATATGGGCTTGCCTACGATGAAACTTTTTAAAGGCATGAAGCGTTGTGTTGATGCGCGTGACTGGGCTGGGGCTGCGCTAGAGATGCTCGACAGCAAGTGGGCGCGTCAACTGCCCAATCGCTCAGAGCGTTTGGTTAAAAGGATGAGGGCGCTGGCTGATGGCTAAGGCGCTGTTAGAATACAAGATCATCCCGCGCCTGATGATCTTTACGATGACGGTGGTTTATGTGCGTTGCATCGAGTGGGCGCTATCCCAGCCAGACTTGTCGACACAACAGGCCAGCCTGATTAGCGTGGTCACTGGTGCGATGACAGGATCGCTGGCCGTGTTTCTAAATTCGGAGACAAAGAAATGATACAAGCATTGATAGGGCCAGTCACCGGCCTGCTGGATAAGTTCATTGAGGACAAGGATCAGAAGGCAAGGCTCGCGCATGAGGTTGCCACGATGGCACAGAACCACGCGCAAGAGCTTGCCAAGGGTCAGCTAGAAATTAACAAGATGGAAGCGCAGCACCGCAGTATTTTTGTGGCGGGTTGGCGGCCCTTCCTTGGCTGGGGCCTGAGCTTTGCGATGATATGGCACTTTGTTTTAGCCCCAATAACTATCTTTGGCTTTTCTTATGCTGGCGTGGAAGCGCCTGAGTTACCGGCGTTTGATATGGATAGCCTGATGACTGTGCTTTTGGGGATGCTTG